AGATGAAGAATTAGAAGTATTAGAAGAGTATATAAAATATAGAAAACAAAGGAGTTTAGGAGATGAAGAATAAACGTTTCTCAGAACAAATAGAGGATTTAAAATTCACAAGTAATAAAATGTCTGATTGTGTTGATTTTGGAGTGTTCGATTCATTAGAACGTAGAAAAATTAGAGAAGCACAAGATATATTTGACAACAAAGTATTAGAAATGGAGAAGTTTAAAAATGAGGAAGAATACTGGAGTTAATTTAACTCAAGCGATTAGAAATTACATATACACTAATCCTGGATGCAATAAGTATGATTTAGTTAATGATTTAGGTTTTCCTTACTCAAAAATGAGAATGGCTATAAGTAAACTAAAAAATAATGGTGAAATTTTAATTGAAGATGGTAAATATACAGCTTTGGAAAGTATAGCATTTTTGAAAGATTATATCCATTCTTCAGAGGAGTTCTCAAGAAGGGGATATTTAAAGAAATTAGTTGATGTTGTTATAGAAAATATTCAAGAATGTACAGATCATAATATTAAAATTCAGTATATTCAAGAAGGTAGAAGATTATTAAAAGATTTAAAATAGGAGATTAAAAAATGAAATTAATAGTAAATGCAAATGTGTTAATCACAAATAAGGACGATATTCTTTTATTAGATGAAATTATAGCTAAATATGGAAATGAAGTAGAGAATGTTGCAGTTAATGTGGAGGCATTTAAAGATTCTACTGCGCAACAAACTCAAGTTCCAATTCAACAGCCTGTACAAACAGTACCAGTGCAACCAGTACAAACTGTTCAGCAAACAGTACCAGGTCAACCGCCTGTACAAACTGCAGTACCTGTTGCTGAAAAAACTTATACATTAGAAGACTTACAACGTGCTTCAAGTACTTTAGTTCAAGCTGGTAAAATTCAACTTTTACAAGGCTTATTACAAGAGTTTAACTCACTAGCCCTTACAACATTACCTGTTGAACAATATGGAGCTTTTGCACTAAGATTAAGGGAATTAGGAGCGGCTATCTAATGACTGATATTAATCACAAAGAAAGGGCTCATGCAAAGCTTAGTGCTAGTGGTGCCAGTAGGTGGGCCACCTGTCCTGGTAGCGTACAAATGGAGGAAGGTATTCCAGATACTGAGTCTGTATATGCAAAAGAAGGAACATTGGCACATGAATTAAGTGAACTTAAATTAAAGCATTATTTAGATTCAAAAGGCTTTGGTAAAAGAAAGCTTAATGCTGCAGTTAAGAAGATAAAAGAAGATGAATTATATCAAGCTGAAATGGATGGATTCACAGATATTTATGTTGATTTTATAAAAGAAAAAGCTTTAAGCTTTCCATCTAAGCCTTATATAGAGATTGAAAAAAGAGTAGATTTTTCTAGCTGGGTTCCTGGTGGATTTGGAACTTGTGACTGTATTTTAATTCATGGATCTACACTTTCTATAATCGACTTGAAATATGGTAAGGGGGTTCCAGTCTCTGCTGAGAAAAATGAACAGCTAATCTTATATGCACTTGGAGCTTACAACGCTTTTAGCTTAATTTACGATATCAAAAAAATTGAAATGAATATTGTCCAGCCACGGTTAAATAATTATTCAAGTTGGGAAGTTGACCTTACTGAATTGTTATTGTGGGGCGATTATTTCAACGTCCAATCAAGTAAGGCTCTAAGTGGATCAGGTGAATTAGTTCCATCGGCTAAGGCTTGTAAATTCTGTAAGGCCCGTGATATTTGTTCGGCCAGGGCGGAGAATAATTTATCTCTTGAATCAGAAATACATTTAAATCCTAATGAAATTCCTAGAGATATGCTATTCGAATATATCTCACGTGGAGAAGACATAGCGAAGTGGGTTAATGATCTAAAAGCCTATGCCTTGAATCTATGCTTAACTGGTGAAGATGTAAAGGGACTAAAAGCAGTCGCTGGAAGAACTTCACGCTCTTGGTCTAATCAAGATGAGGCACTTAAGAAATTAATTGATGGCGGTATTGATGAAGCTATAATCTTTGATAAAGTACCGTTGACTTTGGCCAAACTAGAAAAGGCCCTTGGAAAAGAACAATTTAACAATTTAGTAGGTGATATGGTCGTCACAAGTACTGGTAAACCTACTTTAGTATTCGAAAATGACAAAAGACCTGCGATTACTGACACAGTAAAAGCGACTAGTATTTTTAAACCAATAAATTAATAACAGAAATTAAGGAGATTTTAAAATTATGACAAATGAAACAACAGCAGTAGTTCAAAACGTGAGATTAAGTTATGTAAATGTATTTAAACCATACTCAAATAATCCAGATTTACCACCAAAATATAGCACAACTATATTACTTCCAAAAAACGATTTAAATAGTAAGCAAAGATTAGATGCGGCAATTCAAGCAGCAGCTCAAAAAGGATTAAATGAAAAATGGAACGGAGTAATGCCTCCAGTAGTTGCTAATCCTATTCATGATGGTGATGGAGTGAAGCAAGATGGAACACCATTCGGAGATGAATGTAAAGGGTGTTGGGTTTTTACAGCCAGTGCAAACGCTGATAGACAACCTCAAATTGTAGATCAAAATGTTCAACCTATCTTAAATCAATCTGAAATTTATTCAGGAGTTTATGCGAACGTAGCTATTAATGTATTTCCATATATGCACACAGGGAAAAAAGGTGTTGGATTCGGACTTACACACATTCAAAAAGTTAGAGATGGTGAAGTCTTAGGAGGGGCTCCTGTATCTGCAGATAAATTATTCACAGCATTAGGTGGTGCATCAAATCCTAATCCATTCCCTAATCCGCAACAAGCACAACCTGTACAGCAGTATCAACAGCCTACTCAACAAAATTCATTTGGTGTAGATCCGTTAACTGGACTTCCACTTTAATATTAATAAATTACTAAGGGGGGTTAGCCCCCCTAAATTTTTAGGAGGACTATATGCAACATTTAAGTATTGATATTGAAACACGAAGCAGTGAGAATATATCTAAATGTGGGGCTTACAAATATGCTCAATCTGAAGACTTTGAAATTTTGCTATTCTCTTACAAACTTAATGATTCGGAAGTTAAATTGGTAGATTTAAAACAAGGTGAGAAAATTCCAGATGATATCATTGCTTTATTAAATAATCCAGATTGTATCAAGCACGCATACAATGCTGCTTTTGAGTGGTACTGCTTAAATAGGGCTGGATATGAAACTAATATATCTCAGTGGAGGTGCACTATGATGCACGCTACTTATTTAGGATTGCCTGCTGGATTAGGAATGACTGGTAAGGCAATTGGTATAGCTGAAGATAAGAAAAAATTGACAACTGGAAGTAGATTAATTCAATATTTCTCAGTTCCTTGTAAGCCAACAAAGACTAACGGAGGCAGAACTTGGAATGATCCGCATCATGATTTAGAGAAGTGGAAACTATACTGTAAGTATAATATTCAAGATGTAGAAGCAGAGTATGAAATATATCAATATATCAAAGCTTTTGAAGTTCCATCAAAAGAACAAAAACTTTGGGAAATGGATATTCTAATGAACGCTAACGGAGTAATGGTGGATAGAGCATTAGTAAATGGTGTGCTTTCTATCGATTCTGAAAGTACTAATAATTTAACAGAGGAAGCTTTTAAAATTACTGAACTTGAAAATCCAAATAGTGTTAGCCAACTTAAAACTTGGGTTGAAAGTCAATTAGGTGAAGAACTTGCTGGATTAACAAAAGATGTTATTTCTGATTTGTTATCAAGAGATAATTTACCTTTAAAAGTTAAAAGAGTTTTAGAGATAAGGCAGCAATTAGGAAAGACAAGTGTTAGTAAATATTCAGCTATGGAAAATGCGATGTGTAAGGACGATAGAGTTCGAGGGCTGTTACAGTTTTACGGGGCCAATAGGACTGGCCGTTGGGCTGGTAGATTAGTGCAGGTTCAAAACTTACCTAGAAACTACATTGATACTTTAGATACAGCTAGAAATTTTGCAAAAGCTGGTAATTATGAAGCGTTAAAACTTCTATATGGTAATGTGCCTGACACTCTAAGTCAACTAGTAAGAACAGCATTTATTGCTAGTAAGGATAAGTTTATAATAAGTGATTTTAGTGCTATTGAAGCACGTGTAATTGCTTGGTTAGCTGGAGAAGAGTGGGTCAATGAAGTATTCGCAACACACGGTAAAATCTACGAAGCAACAGCAAGTCAGATGTTTAATGTACCGATTGATAAAATCTCAAAAGGTAATCCTGAGTATAGCCTAAGGCAGCGTGGTAAAGTAGCAACATTAGCACTAGGATATCAAGGCGGAGAGTCAGCTTTAATAGCAATGGGGGCTGATAGAATGGGGCTTACTAGTGAAGAACTTACGGATATTAAAGTTCGTTGGAGAGATGCTAATAAAAACATAGTCCGTTTATGGTACGCAGTTGGAGATGCTGTAATTCAAGCTATGAATGGAAATGGAACTCAATATGTAAGAGGACTTGAGATTCAACGTGAATGGGATATGATGTACGGACTTGATTTTATATCAATTAAATTACCTAGTGGTCGATCACTATATTATCCTAAGCCATTTTTAAAATTAAACCAGTTTGAAAAAGATGCACTTCATTATTACGGAGTCAACCAAACTACTAAAAAATGGGAAGTTAACTCAACTTATGGAGGAAAGCTAGTCGAGAATATTGTTCAAGCAATAGCAAGAGATTGTCTAGCGGAAACATTGTTAAGATTGTACGAAAAAAATTATGACGTTGTAATGCATATTCATGATGAAGTGGTGATAGATGCTTACGATGATGAAAAACTAGAAGATGTAAATAATATTTTGGCCGAGCCTATTCCTTGGGCTCCTGGATTAGTGCTAAAAGGTGCTGGATTTGAGACTAGATATTACATGAAAGATTAGAAAGGAGGTTAAAAAGTGCAAGC